AACAACTTGACCGAGCAAGAATTTATCAATTGGTTAAAATTAGCATAATTGCAAACAACTAAAAACAACTTTTATCAAGAGGCTTAACCGCCTCTTTTTTTTGTTTCATGAATTATTACTACATTTGCCTCATGAATGATAAAGATACTCCGGATGGTTGGGGTGGATGCTAAAAAAATAAACAATGGCAAGACCAAGCGAATATAACTTCGAACTATGTAAGGAAATTTGCGAATTAATAGCAGACGGTGGCTATATAATCCAAGTCCTAGAATCAAATGAGAAATACCCTTCATGGTCAACTTTCAGACATTGGAAACGAGATAATGAAGAATTAAAAACATTGTATGTAAACGCTCAACAGGATAAGACCGAAGCATTGATAAATAACATTGTAAAGGTGCAACAAATGGCATTAAGAGGTGAAATAGATGCAAGTACAGCAAATGTTGTAATGCAAACTGATAAATGGCTATCTAGTAAATTTTACCCTAAAATGTTCGGGGATAGAACAGACATAACAAGCAACGGAGAAACGATAAAAACACCGCCAATAATTCAGCTATAATGTGATTATAAAACCTAATCCAACCGATAAATTTAAAATACTATACGACCTACCAAAAGATACATGGTTAGTAATTAATATAGGTGGGCGTGGTGGTGGTAAAAGCCATGAATCAAGCAAATACATTACTTTAAAAGCTATTTGCGAAGGCAAGCGTACCATTGTGATGCGTGATGAGAAAAGCAAAATCGATGAATCAATTTTAAACGAAGTAAAAAAAAGATTCGGAGAAATAAACGACAAGTCAAATGGTTATATCAGTTCAATATACGATATGCAAGAAGGTGTATTGAAAAAAAGAATAGTAAAGAAAACAAACGACCCAAACGAAGGTAGCCTAGTGTTTACAATGGGGTTTCGTTCATCAACCACAGGCAAGGTGGCGCATCTTAAATCCATATCTGACATTGACATTGCATTGATTGAAGAAATAGAGGACTTAAACGATGAAGATAAATTTAATACTTTAGCGGATTCGGTAAGGAATGAAGGTAGTTTTGTAATGGTGAATAGCAATGTACCAACTAAAGACCATTGGTTTATTAGAAGATATTTTAATATTAACCCAAGTGAGCATGATGGCTATTATTATATTGAACCTAAGAATATCGAAGGTGTAGTTTATATCATTACCAGTTACCCTGATAACCCATATTTACAGCCTAAGACAATCGCAAAGTATGAAAGCTATGGAGACCCGAACCATGCAAATTATAACCCACATTACTACCTTACTCAAATACTAGGCTTATGTTCTTCTGGCATCAAAGGTCAAATATTCACAGGTTGGAATCGAATAAGCATAGAGGAATACAACAGAATCGAGTATAACAAGTATTATTACATCGATTGGGGAGGAACGGATCCATGCGCAATAGGTGAAGTTAAGGCACATAATAACCAATTAATCATTAAGCCGCTACATTACGAGCCAAAGAGATTCAATGACGTGATGATATGGCTATGTGAGCAGGGATTCACTTCAAAGGAAACTATTATCGTAGATAGTGCAATTGGTGAGTATATGATTAGCAAGATGCGAAATGGATTCAATGAGTCAGACTTTGACATTTACACACTAGAAAAGTACCCACAGCTAAGACGCGGATTTACCGCTATGGGAGTTGTGAAGAAAGGTTTGAACGGAAAAGGTTTCATTGAAACACGAATAGAAATAATGAAAGGGTACAACGTATCAGTTGTTGAAGGTACGGAGGGCGACCACCTTTGGAATGAATACACGCAATACGTCTGGATGTTGGATAAAGATGGCAAGCCAACAGGACAGCCAATAGACAAAAACAATCACCATATAGACGGCAGTAGCTATGTGGCATACGCGTTAAAAACTTAAAATTGTTTATTCGTTTATAATTAATTTATTTAGCTTATTTTTGTAGCTAAAATATAAACTATGAGTGAAAAACGAAAAGCCAATAACCCGAACGGACAACCTAAGAAATATCTTGATGGTGCAATAATTAAGGGTATGACAATACAAGTACCGCAATATGCTGATTCAATAGCTAAGGTACAAGCGGTGGCATTGAAGGAGCGTAAGAAGTATTATTTGCCAAAGAAAGTTAAGAAATGACAAAGCTATCATCATACAAAAAAATGAAGCTGAAATATGAAGCCGAAATTAGAGAACTAACTAACGAAATCATAGCTTTAGTTGAAGATACGGACATTGAGAAAACAACTATTATAAAACTTCAATGGAAGGTAAAATTAGCGGTTGAGAATCAAATATTTGCATAATTTAAACTAAAACACAAACACATGATGCAGCCGAATAAAGTTAGGATAGGTAATATCTTCAAAGAAGAATATACCGAGAAGTTAATTAGGGTAATTGAAATTCGGCAAAAAAGCATAACATTTAGTGAGAAATTTAGAGGGAAATGGAAAGCAAATCCCATTGAATTGACTGATGATATTTTATTGAAGTGCGGTTTTGTTGACAATAAAATTAACTTAGGTTTAAACAACTTCCATGTAACCACATACGGACTAGCAACATATGGGAATGTTGGGTTTGTATGTATGTATCTGCACCAGCTACAGAATTTATATTATGTGATAACAGGCAAGGAACTTGAAGTAAATTTAAACTAAAACATCACCATGACACTAAACGCAATCGATATTGTATTATCATTAATACTTGCATTTTTTTGGTTTTATATTGCCTACAAAAATTATAAGCTAAAAAAAAAATTTTGCCAATTGTAAAATAATGTTTATACATTTGCCCTAATTGTTAACTACAACCTTTCGCAAAGTACCGATGTAATATTGGCACGAGTTAGGTTGGCAAATTAAATAGGTTGGGCATTATAGCGAAAGTTAAACAGATGGCAGCGGCAGTTAAGTCTATCGCTGTTTCATCACCTATAATAGCCAACCAACCTAATAACAATACATTTTACAAGATATTCGGTAATGGTTACGATTACTTAGAATTTGATACAATTGAGAATATTAATAAAGCCGTAAGGTTTTGCCCGCCGGTACTATATTTGCCAATAAAAACAGCTAAAGCAATATGTAAGGGCAAAGTATCTTTAGTAAACACAACAACAGGACAAACGATTGATAAAGATGTAAACAAGTATCTTGATATTCTCAAACGTCCTAACTATTCACAAGCACAGCATCAATTCATTACTCAAATCATAGTATCTACTATGTTAAGGGGTTATACGGTTTGCATTCGTCCTATTTCGGTGGGATTTGATAAAGCGGATTCAAATACTATTTGGGCGTTACCATTTACCCACGTTGAAATAACTTGGAAGATTAACCATTTAAGAAACGCCATTTATTCAACCGATATAATGGAGCAGATACAAGAAATCAGATTCGATGGTAAAGCAATCCCAAAGGATCAATGCTACATTATACCTGACTTAACGTACTATTCAAACTCATTAATTATACCTGAATCAAGATTGAAAGCGTTAACGGCTACTATTAACAATTTGACCGTTAATTTAAAGGCTAGGGGTAAGATGATGAATAGCCCTATGGGTATTTTATCGATGGATGAGGAAGGGAACTTAGGAGCGGGAGCGATGAAGAAAGAGGAGCGCGCGCGATTAGAACAAGAGTTTGAAAAAGATTACGGCTTTGACGAGAATCAACGTAAGATAATGGTTGCGTCAACGTCTGTTAATTGGCAGCAGATGGGGTATGCCATAGCACAAATGCAGTTTGTGGAGTTGGAAAAGGCGGACATGAATATGTTTTCGGAGGTATTTGATTACAAAGCCGAACTAACGGCACAATATGGAAATTCAAATGTAAGTGAGCGTAATTCAGCGGAGACAAGTTGGTATAGTGATACTATTATCCCATATGCTGAACATATCTATCAGAATTTAACAGAATGGCTTATTGGTAGCGGAAGCACAAGGTACAATATAGACTTTAGCCATGTGCCAGCATTACAGAAGAATAAGAAGGAGGCAGCGGAGGTATTTTCAAAATACAGCGTATCGGGTTCACTTGCTTTGCAGAATGGCTTGATAACATATGGGCAATGTGTTGAGCTATTGGGTGAAGTACCAAATCCGAAATGGGCAAATTTATACTTCTATCAATTACCGATAGAGATACAAGAGAATTTTAGAAGCAATAACACGCAACAAAACCAACAAGACACGAAACAATAATGCCATTCGGAATACAACATACTATCCTATACCCACAAGATAAGAAACACAATTATTCGTTTCCTAGTGCGGATGGTATGTTAGCTACTGAAGCTTTTGTAGCTGATGAGATTGATAGAACGCTAACGAAAGCCAAAATAGAGGATTTACTTGAATATAATACGAGGTTTGTTCAATTGCCAGCGTTATTTAGAAGCACCGATAGTACCTTAAAAGACGTAACTAATTTTAATTTTGCAGTAACAAACGGCAAGAAGTATGAGATAATGTTAATTGCGGCTTATCAATCTAATTTAACTACAATGGGTTGTAAGTTGGGTGTAAGGCTATCAAGTGGAACGGGAACTATAATGGGTTCAATGTCAGGCGGTATTAATCAGACTTCGGTAACAACGGAGGCGAAAGCACCTATTTACGCTATAAATGCAACGGCAACTACAGCGGGTGCGAGTTTCATCACAACAGCGGTTGGTTTAACGGCAACGAATCACTATTTAGAAGCCTTGATGTTATTTACCTGCACAGCGGATGGGGTTTTTACATTCACGTTTGGGAATGAAACAACGGGAACGGCTAATGTTGATTTATTGGCAAATTCGTACATTAAAATAATTGAATTTTAACATGGCAAAGGAATTAACGAAAACAGAATTAGAGGAAATCAAGGCTAAGAAATTGGAAGCGGTGAAGAAAGGTAAACTGATTAAAAAGTAATAACATGACACGAAAAGAAATCATATTAAACATGAGCAGCGCACCTAGTAAAGCAGTTATAACCGAGATAGGGCTTATCATCGGAGTGATACTAATTTCTTTTGTGCTAGGTATTTTATACGCAAAATATTTACAATCGAATCAAGATAAGAAAGAGCGCAAGATTGACAACATACCAACAACCGAAAGGATAGTAAAAGAAAGCAATAAGCCGACAAGACCACCCGAAGAACCAACAGAAACAGGTAAATAATGAGTAACACATTAAGCGATAAAATAATTACTGATGACTATTTTAAAGATGTTGAAACCTTACAATATCATTTAAAATGTGTTGATAGGTTGCAAAGCAGATTGTTTTCAGTTGATCTTGATTTAACGAAATATAAAAGTGTAGGGGGCTTACCACAATTCCCGACAGACATAATTACTAAAAACCAAGAAGGATAATGATAACTAAATTTGAAAATATAGAACTATTAGACGCTTTCATAAGCAAGGAACTTAAGCATGATAAGGCTAAGTTATACGCAATGAAAAAATCATCATTTAAGGAAGCCGATTCATTTAGTTTTGATTTATCTAAGTTAGATTCTAAAGACGAAAGCATTAAAGCCATAGTAACAACACCAATAATTGACGCTACTAAGATTCGCGTTAAGTCTATAATCAATACAACAAACTTACTTGATTCTCATGGCGATGTACATATAAAAAACATTTGGAAGAAATCTATCCAAGAAAATAAGTCAATGTATCTTCTTAATTCACACCAACAGAAATTTGAGTATGTTATTACGGATAATGTAACACCATTTGCTCAAACAATGTCTTGGAAGTCTTTAGGTTTTGATTTTGAAGGTAATACCCAAGCCTTAGTATTTGATTCTATTATCGAGAAATCAAAGTATAATGAGTTGATGTTTGATATGTATGCAAGCGGCAAAGTTAAGAATCATAGTGTAGGTATGCAATATGTGAAACTACTTTATTGCGTTAATTCTGATGACAGCTATTGGCAAGAAGAAAAGGCTAATTGGGGTAAGTATATTAATGAAGTAGCTAACAAAGATGAGGCAGAAAGTGCGGGCAACTTTTGGGCGGTATTGGAAGCCAAGATAATAGAGGGGAGCGCGGTATTAAGAGGTTCAAATTATGCGACACCTACGCAATCAGTTACAGAAGTAAAAAACGAAGCCGATATAATCACTTCGACAATAATAGAGCCGTCGCAAGACACTCAAATAACAAACAACGCACAGAGTAAAGTGCAAAAATTATTATCAATTAACAATCAAAAAAAGTAAAAAATGAAACTAGAAAATGGCGCATTAAAGGCTGATGGTTCAGCATATAGCGCAGAAGAAATCAAAGAACAAAACGATTTTATCGATTTAGTTGCAAAAATCAATCGCGAGCAAAACGCTAACATGATAAGCAAAGAAGATGCTCAAAAAATGGTTGAAGATGCTATCGAAGCTATCGAGGCTACAAATGTAGAACTCAAAGCACAAGCCGACAAGTTGTATAAAGCACAAGTTAAACAAGGCTTGGAGATGCAACAAAAAATGAATGTAGGCGCGGTTAAAACAATGCGTCAAAGTTTAACTGAAGCATTTGAAACGGTTAAAGACCAAATCGATGCAATTGTAAAAAGTGGGGGTAAGCAGTCAGCACCTTTAGTTGTTAAAGCAGCAATCACAATGCAAGCCGATAACACAATTGGAGCAGGTGCAACTCACTTCAATTTGACGCAAAGCACTGGCGTTATTAGCACTTTGCGTAAAAGAATTTTAACTTACTTAGCTAATATTTCACCGCTTAACTTAGACCCAACAAGACCATACGCAAATTGGATTGAAGAAACAGACGATCAAGGAACACCAATATTTATAGGTGAGGGTGATACGAAAACACAAGTTTCGGTTAAGTATGAGGAGAAAGAAAAGAAAGCTAAGAAAATAGCTGTACACGGCAAGGTAAGCACAGAAATGATGCGTTATTTACCTAACCTTATTGCTTACATCGAAAACAACATGATGAAACGTGTTGACATCGTAACAGAAGACCAATTGTTTAACGGTAATGACACAGGCGATAATTTAGCCGGCTTAATTCCATATGCAACAGCTTTCGATGGTGGCGTAGGTGTAAAAGCAGGCGCGGGATTAGTTGGTTTAGTTGATAAACCTACTTATGCTGATGTTATCCGTGCAGCGGTATTGCAAGTTCAGAATAGCTACGGACAAGCGACAGGGTTCTACGTTGACAACGACATATTGGCGTTGATGGAC